GTACGGAACAAAACCCGTTAAAGAAGGGAAGGTAGCAAGTGTACCATTACCTCGAATGTATTGTGATGTAGTACCGCTAAACGCTAAAGCTAAAGTTCCCGATGTTGTTAAAGGACTACCAGATACGCTTATCGCATCGCCACCAACTGTTAATGCTACGCTTGTAACTGTACCTACCGCACCGCTTGAACGCTGCCAAATAGTACCGCTATAAATCACATAATCGCCAACCGCAAAAGTAATAGGACCAGCGCCAAAGTTTACTGTTCCTGCTACATTACATATATAAACATCTCCCGTGTCTCCCGTTCCGTTTGCAAGTGTAGGGGTGTTAGTAGATGCGTTCCAAGTTCCTTTGTATTCCATAATAGAACTTGGTAGCTGACTAATAGGAACTTTACCTTGACTATCCAAAGAAGCATAACCATTAGCGTTGCCCTTTTCACTTCTTAATTGATAAGTATCTAATAAAGCTTGTGAAGGGAATACTTCTGTATAAGCCGAACCACTCCATAAATAAAGTTTCTGCGTGTCTTTAGCACAATAGATAACGTTAATATCGCCCGTTGCAGGAAACCCTGCAAGGTTAGTGTAAAACGAAACTGCACCGCTAAATATCGCACCTAATTGAGCAAGTGTAATCTTCTTACTTACTCCTGTTGTCGGGTCGCCTATAATAGTTAAATCGGTGCTAACTGGTGCTAACTCGGTAGCTAATTGGTTAATTTTTTTGCCTATCATTCTGTATAGTTATAGATGCTCGGTACTGCGCATCTGTCGTTTAAGTAAGGTAATTCCATTGTTATGTCTATCTTAACTCCTGCAAGATAGTCAGGGTCGCTCTCGGTAAAGTAAGTCAAAGGAGCGGTATCGCCAATATCCCAAATAGCTTTAGGATAACGTAACTGAGCCACTATGTCCTGACCTACTAAAGTCATATCACTAAGTACTTCGGTTTCGTTTGTTTCTTCCATTAACATTCTGTCCATAAAATAAAGGCTAAAATTGTAAGTAATATTTTTAGCGTTTATAGTCGCACCTGTTAAAGTGTAAAACATAGCAGGGTAAGTAACCTCGCCATTGCTTAAACGTTCCCACACATCACCGAAGTAAACAAAGTTAATTTGTTCGTGGTCGTTTCCGAGTGTCGTTATTTGCTTTGTTATTTGATTGAGTGTTAGGCTCATTCTTAATTTTTTCTAAATAAACACGAAGTTTATTTTGGTTTTTAATTGTTGTTACTTTACTCATAATTAGCAATCACTACAACCTCTATTCCCTTGATAAAGTTCCTCAAAGCTTTTACCTGCGCAGCAATCAAAATCGCCTAACCAGATGCTCGTTGTATAAGCATCGTTCTCAGGGTGTATTGCATCAATGCCACTTCCAGGATTAAGGTACTCAGGATAGAGGGTAGAATATTCTTTTAGGTATTTAATCATTCTTTGCTTGTAGAACTCCGCACGAGCCTTATATCTATTCGCAACGTCAATCATATCTTGCATCGAAGGGTTCTCGGTATTCTCGCCACCCTTTCTTAACAAGCCTTTGTTATAGAATTGATAAGACAAACCCATTGGCAATTCACTAAGTACATAATGCACTAAAGTATCTGCTATGTATTGGTCTAATAAGATAACCTCGTTAGCGTTCAAGTTGTTTGCCGTAATACCTGCTTGTAAACGATTGTACAAAGCACTTCCAAGCGCAGGTAAGATATACATATCTTGTGCGGTCTTAATCTCAGGCAGTACAAGTTTTTCGTCTACGTTAGCGTGTAAGCCAGACCTTTCTTTAATATTCTGTACGCTTATGAATAATGTGTTTAAGCTCATTTCTTATTTTCTTTTAACTATGTTTGACTTCCACTCGTGTCTGCAACTTGGAGAATGTGTGTTTGTTCCTGGCTTAGTGTACCAACCGCCTCGTCTATCCCATACAGAATAACCAAGCCTTGCACTCATTTGCTCAATCTCGCTACGGCTATAAAATTTGTTAGCGGTTACTAAGTATTTGCAAAAAGGTCTGCTTGTATCTAAATCGCCATCGTTAAAACCTTGTTTCCACTCGTATGAGTAACGAATTAAAATTTGAGTAGTTTGTGGCTTTATAGCTTCAACAATCTGCCCAATAGGAGCAGTAAGTTGCCTTTCGATAATTATGTTACTATCAATGCCCTTACCTTGCTTTACTTCGCTTGTCTTAATAAACCCCTTCTCAATCAATAAATCAATAACACGCTTAACCGCACCTACATCTTCTTTTAAAGTTTCAGCAATTACCTCTGGAGTAATACGCTTGTCTTTAACAATTAAGTCCAAGATATTAGATTGTAACTGCGATACATCTGCAAACATTTCAAAGTCCGCATCATCGTTAAATCTTGCTTTGCTTTTAAATACTTCGTAGGCACTTCTATCTTCTCCAAACTCAAAGAAAACCTGAAAATCAGTTTCGTTAAATTCTAAATCTTCAGCACCTAACCAAGTAGAAACTTCCTCGTCGCTTAAAGCATATCCGCCTTTAAGCATAGAACTTGCTTGTTCTCTTGTTATCTTGCCCTTGTTAAAATCTCTAATAATGCGTTGCATATTTTGCCATTCCCTACCTTTCAATCCTTTAATATGCTCGTTCACACTTAAAGGACTTGCTGCCATTGGCTGCTCGGTTTCTGCAACTATTCCGTATTGTGTAGGGTCAATTCCTAACTTCTCTAATATCCACTCTTTAGGTGCTACTTGTAAAATAACATTTTCGCTAAAGTCAATTCCAATAGGGTCTACCGGCTGAAGCTTTAATTCCTCGGTTATTCCTGCATATTGTCCAAGCATATTAAATACACCCTCAATCTGCATTTGCTTATAGCGTACATAAGTATTATTAAAGATTTCGTAGCTATCTCTAAGTTGTTGTCTATTTCCTAATTGACCAGGAACGGCAATACCAAATAAGTCTGGACTTGTAATTTGGTGTCCGCTAAATATGTTAGTTTGTATTAATTCGTCTACACGGCTAAAATCTTCTTTAGTTAAATCACTAGCACCTAAGTCATCTACAATAGGCTTACGAGCTGCATCGTTTACAAAAGCAAGTAGATACTTTTTGCCGTCTGCACCCGTGTACATATTATCGAACTGCTTACTAACAAGACGTTTTTCTTCAGGGCTTGGCTCTCCGTTTGGTAAAGTAATAAGTTTACTTGCAGAAAACCCTGTTTGAGCATTACCTAAAACGTGCTTACTAACTTCAACATCACTTTCGATGTAGTTAAGAGCACCAAAATAACCAGGAAGGCTATAAACATTCATTCCCGGTCTGTACTCTTTAACGTAAAGTATCTGCACACCTTGTGGGTTAGCAGGGTTAAACGCATTGTAAATCTCAGCTTTTTCTTGGTTACGTGTAAGCTTCCAATCTTCTTTGTACCAAAACTGCGTGTTGTCTTTGTTGGTTCTAATCTTTGTATAATCACAATGCCACAACTCCGCTATCTGTTCTCCAATTACACTCCAAATAACTTGGATATAAGCACCGCCAAATAGTTCTAAATCTAAAGCAACTTTTTTAGTTAGGTCATTAAGGGTCTCATCTCTATTAACCTTTTTAATCATATCTTGCTCACCTGCCCAACCATTACCGACAATGTAGTTTACCTTGCCACGAATGATAGCATTATGCTTTGCAGATTTGTTAAATAGGTCTAATAGGTATTGCGGATAGTCATTGTTTTGACCATATTGCATATACCCTTCGCCTTTTTTCTCTTTATATTCTGGTTGCTTTGCTTCCGCAAATGTCAATACTTGTATTTCCATTATTGTCTAATTGTGAATGTGCTTGTTGTTTCGTATTCCGTAAATGATATAGTTGTACCCTCAAGTTCCATAATGCCTGTTTCAAGCAGGTTTAAGCCCGTAGGGTTTAGGTTTGAAGGACTTGCCTGTTCGTAAATTGAGTAAGTATATTGCCCGTTTAAAGACGTATTAAAGTAGCTATTAACTACAATGCTAAACTCATTGTACCTTTCCTTGTAAGCACTTATGTCCGTATTGTTTAGCTTGACAAATTTGATGTCCGTGTTTGTGCTTCTATTCTCGAAAACAAATAGATAGTTAGGACTTGTTAAAAGCTGCTTTTCAGTCAAGGTAAGTATTATATTTTGGGTTTGCCCCTTAGTTAATCTTATCACAACTATAAATATAAAGTATCACGATTGTTTGCAAAATAAAAAACCCCCGCCTAATTAAAGACGAGGGCATCTATATACAAAACCAAAACAACCTAAGAACCTGCGGTAGTTAATTGACCTGCAACAGTAGAATTAACTTCTGGAGCAAGGGCAGCTTCCGCACCTGTGAAGGTTAAAGTGTAGCCACTTCTGTCGCCTTCAGCCGTACCTGTACCTGCACTACCTGCGGTAAGGTCTAAGCCTCTTGTTTTACCTAAGTACCAGTATTTGCCATTGTTATCTTTGGCAACTGCTACTAAAGTGTTTTGAGCCAACAACAAGATTTCGTTTCTTGTGTTCGCCTGTAATTTGTTTAATACGATAGTCAATTCAGGAGCGTAGAAGATAGTTCCGTTTTGTACGTTTGCATTAACATTCTCAACTAATTGAGAAGTGCCTTTTACAAGTTCGTACTTAAAGAACTTCTTACCAGATGCTTTTACTAAAGCGGTGATTACACCACTTGCTTCTGTTGTAGAAGTTACATCTGAGGCTGCCATAAAATAAACTTCGGTTATACCACCTAAACTGTCTTTGCAGTCAAGAGTATAATTTTGAGTTAAAGCACAAGCCATTGTTATTGAATTAAATTAGTTTGAAAAAATGGGTAGGTATATTTCAACCTACCCTATAAATTATGCAAGGATAAACTTCACTGCTTCGTCAGGGAAAGCAATGTTTACACCCATCTTAAACTCAGATACGAAACGTACTTGGTCAGCTTCTTTAGCATAGAAAATTTCAAACTTCTCTTCTTCGTTCAATAAGTCAGTACCTAAGAACAAGTTGCTTAAACGCATAGCGTAAACTTTGTTAGTTCCGTTAAGACCTGCAACTGCTACAACTTTGATTGTAGTACCAGGAAGTACGAATTCGCTATCAGCTTTAACATCAATTTGGTAATTGAAGCTACCGCTATTCTTAAGAGCAATAGTATAAGTACGGAATAAATCTTGACCACAGAAGATAGTCATATCATCAGCAGCTACAACTTTAGCAGGGATTGCTTTGTAAACACCATCAAAGATAGAGATTACGTTAGCATCAGTGATAGAGCTTAAAGGAGCACCTGAAATAAAAGTAGAAGCGTTTGCAGCAACAACACCTGAAGCAGCACCGATTAACTTAACAAGACCATCGAACTTGTTTAAGTTTACGTTTACACTTGAAGTGTCGCCTTGCCATAAAGCAGTTTCTAATTGAGCAGCGATTGTCTTAGCTTTCTTTTCAGAATACTCTTGCTCAAAAGGAATACTGTCATACATAGAACCAGTAGGTAAAGCTTTTTGTAAATACTTAGCTTCAAGGTCTTTAGGACAAAGAGCTTCGTTTACTTTAATTTTACCTGGAGTTACAGTACGTTGAGTAAAGGTAGTAGAACCAGAAGCATTAAAGCCACAAGAAGCACCATCTTGGAAGATAGCGTCAGTTTCCATAATGTTGATTTTTTCGCTTGACTTTACGCCAACCATAACGTTACCTGCGCTCTTAATAAGAGAAGCAGTTTTTGCACCCAATACAGATGAAGTTACAAGTAGAGCTTCGTTTTCTTTTGTATAGTTTGCTAATGCAGATACATCAAATCCCATTTTATTTTATTTTTATTTGTTTAATAAAGCGTTTCTAAATTTTTCAATTCTATCGTACTTCATAGAGTGAGTTGTTACGTTAGAACCAAAGTTTTGTTTTGGTTGCGCAATAGGTTCAGCGTTAGGTGTCTTAGTAAGTGCTTCTATTAATTCAGCTACTTGACTAAAGCCATTCTTAACTTTTGCCTCTAATTGTGCTACTTGTGTTTTAAGATTTTCGTTTTCAGCTACTAAGCTCGAAATTTCGTCAGCCATTTTCTCGTCATACTTCTTACCCATTTCCGCAGGAGTTTCGTCAGCGATTTCCGCTTCTGCTTCTGGAGTTTCAATAGAAATAATCTTAGCGTTTTCGTCTAACTCGATTTGAGTTCCGTCTGCTAATTGGTGTTCGCCAGTTGGAGCAGGTGTTCCGTCAGCTAAAGTAACTACACCGCCAATAGCTAATTCGCTAATCATAACCTTTGTACCATCCATAAGGCTATATTCTGCGAATGTAACAGGTACTTCCTCGATAGGTGCTTC